GTTGTATTATATTTTTCCATGTTTTGAGAGTGTCAATATTTTTCAGGTGTTCATTCAGGGATGTGGTTGCGGATTGAGAATTCGATTGGATCATTTCTCCAACCCAGGCGGAAGACTTTGTAATTGCTTCTTGATTTGAGTTTTCTTTCAGTTGTTGAATGTCGCTTTGAAGCTTTTTAATGGTTTCTTGGTATTCTTTACCTACGCCTTTAGCATCTGCTAGCTCAGTTACCAAGTTATCAATTTTTATTAATGTTTCGTCTCGCTCTTTTGTGAGATTTTCCGTCTGTATATCGTTTAACGTGAATGCAACAGATAGTTCTTTTACGAAAGTCCCCATCTCATCTGCACTTCCTGCCATTCGATTGAATATAGTCAAGAAGTAATTCACTAGCGGGTTGTCAGAGAAGTTGGGGTATCTGATTTTATGGTCGATTTCGCTCCAGCCTTCTTCAAATATCGTTCGAACTTGCACTTCTGCGAGGCATAGGCGAATGGTTGGTAATGTTTTCAAAACATAATGAATTGATCGGTATCCTTCTGGGTGTGGCTTTTCTTCAAATAGCTCTTTTTTAAAGTCTTGGGGTAATGTGTCACCCTCTCGAATGTAATGGATGGGTGTTTCATTCAGTTCCCATTCTTCTCTGATGGATTTATCTATAATTTCATAGTCGTGTTTGAAAAGATGAAGAATTCGTACGCCGATTAAGTCGGCTACAATTGTGTGGTAGTTTTCCGGTGAAATGGATTTGTATTTTTCTGACTGATCTGCTTTTTTTCGAATTATTTTTGCAAGAAGATTATCTGTATCTTTAATTCTCCATCGAACCGAATGAACTCCAGGAATCGACTGGAATGCACTTGCAAAATAACTGGCCTTAGCTCTCAGCGATTCCGATCGAGCGTCGTGATCCTCTCCAATTTCCTTAAGCATTTCCCAGTCCGCTTGGGAATCGTCCCACATCTTCTGACTAATGTTTTGAGATTTCAGGAAGTTTTCAAGTGAGTGTTCCATGGGTAGATTGCTTCCGTCTAGTGTCAACAAATGCTCATGATGTTCGTTAAGCAGCAATTGAGTCAATCGCAGTCCGATTCCATGGATCATTTGCTCTGGCCAGCGCCGCCATAAGCGGAGGGCTGACGCTGTTGCCGCACATGTGCACCTGCTGAGTCTTGGTGAACGGCTTGCCGTCGGCGCCGTGGCTGATGATGTAGTCGGTGGGGAAGCCCTGGGCCTTGTACAGCTCGGTCGGTTGGAGCATTCGCAGGCAGATGTCGACGATCACGTACGGCGTGCCCTTGATTGTGACGGTGACCAGGCCGAGCCGGTCCTTGGTGGTGATCGTTGGTGCCGGCGCGTCGGCAGCGCTCATGTTCTCCAGGAATGCCGCGACCCGCAGCGCGCCGGCTTCAACCTCTGGCGAGAGCTGAAGCTCGACCAGCGAACTCTTGCCCCCACCGCCGGCAGTAATGGTTGGTGCCGGTTCGTTCACGGCCTGGCCGACGCTGGCGCCGAACTGGCGCTCCATGAAGGCGGTGACCAGACCGTGGTGGGTGCCACCGGCGCTGATGGTGTGCAGCGGGTCGGCGGCGTCCCGCGCATCGCAATTGCCGCGCAAGTGCACCAGGTTGGCGGTCACCAGCTGCTGCTGGCTGCCGGTGTTGGTCACCGTTGTCATCGGGTCTTCGATGCTCTTGGCGTCGGTGGTGTTGAAACCGCCATTCATCTGGGCCATGAACACCGTAGAGATGCCCATGGCGTGGGCGGCGCCGGCTGGGCGCTGATAGTTACCCCCGCTGGTGATGGTCGGCAACGGCTCGTCGAGCGCCTTGCCCTCGTCCGAAAACCGGAATTTCACCAGGTGCGCAGATGCGAGAGCATGCTTCACGCCACCGGCAACCACCGTACCGAGCGGCTGATCCAGCCCCGGCACCCGTGGTTCTTGTCCGGTGCGCTCGCCGTAACCGGTTTGAATCAGGGTTGGACTTATGAGCGTCAGCTCGCCGCGATTGGCACAGGTCACCGTCGGCAGGGGTGCATGTGGATCGTTGACGAGGTCACTGCCCTGGTGCGTGGCCGGCGCGATAATAGGGCTGGCCATGGCGAACGAACCGCCGCGCGGCCAGGAGGTCACCGTGCGCAGCGGGTCATGCGCTGACTGCACACTTTCTCCGGACCAGTTCGCGATCGGCACAATGAACGGGTCAGCGGCATCGATGACGAACTTCTTCATGCCCTTGGCAATCCGGCGCAGGGTGGCCGGTGCCAGCGGCTTCGGCCGGTCGAAGATGCTCTTGCTTGGGATCGTCCAGTCGATGCACTCGGCCGCGGTGCGCCACTTCTTCTGACCCTTGACTGGGTGCTTAGCGTGGGTCGGCTCTGGCCACACGATCGGCTGGCCGTCGCAGCGGGCGATCATGAACAGGCGTTCCCGGCTGGTCGGTGCGCCAAAGTCGCATGCTTTCAACACCCGCCACTCTACGTCGTAACCCAGGTGCTGCAGCTCAGCAACAAACACAGCCCAAGTCTGCCCGCGGCGCTTTGGGTCGGGCACCAGGAACTGCTGGTGGACCGGAACCACCTCGCCCGGCTCAGCCACGCCACCACCCAGCTTCACCACCCGGCCGGTCGACTTGTCACGCTTGGCGATCAGCGGGCCCCACTGAAGGATCTGCTTCACATTCTCCAGACTGATGACGCGGGGCTTCTTTTTGCCAGCCCACTTCAAGCCGATCCAGGACAGGTTGCGAATCTCGCGCTTGCGCGGCTGGCCGCCGGCGGCCTGGCTGTGGTGTGTGCAGTCCGGCGACATGTGGAACCAGCCCACGGCTTTGCCGCCGCACTCCGTGTCCGGATCACCGTCGAACACGTCGGTGGTGTAATGCAAGGCGCCTGGGTGGTTGACGGTGTGCATGCTGATTGCTTGGGGACTGTGGTTCTTCGCAACATTCACCGCCCGGCCCAGGCCCATTTCCAACCCGGTACCGGCACCGCCGCCACCGCAGAAGAAATCGACAACGATCTCATCGTCCTGAGTGCTGAAGCCAAGTCCATATTGGGTTTTGAAATCGAAGGGGTGTTTCTTCTGATGTGCGGACATAGAGGATCCTCGCCGGCTGGCGTGATTCGTTGAAGTGGGGTATTTGTGTTCGATCCGGCATGGGCCGGTGGAGGTGACTAAATTGCTGTCGGGAATTCTTTCTGCTCTAAAAGTTATTGCAGTAGATGAACAGCACTACGGACAACACAAAGGCGCCGCGTTGTTCGCAAAAGGCATGGAGTACCACTACCAGAACTACCTCCTACATTATCGAAGCGACGACTACGAATGGCAGCATGAGGTTGTGGCGTATCTGAATCGGGTTGGCCAGATGTATTACTACCTAACATCGGCAAATATTGGTGCTAAAACGTCAGATATGCCGTCGCTGTTAGGCGCCTCACGATTCCGAATGAAGTACACAGCTCATAGACAGGTTGATGCTCCTCGCGCCGGTGACTATATGGCGGATTTTGCTGCGCCTGGACTGACTAGCGTAAAGCCAATGCGGCGGTTTCAAGCATTCGAACCTCGCAGCCGTGCTTATTTTTACCCGGGACTCACTATTCCATTTGGGCCAGGTACAGAGATGGGAGCGGGTGATGCACGTTCGTTTTTTTTAGATCATGAGCACAGCTACATCATGGCCGATGTGTTGAGAGTCCTGTCGCTTGAAGCCACGAGACGTTCGCCTAAATAGATGAGGGTGCCTCAAGCGTAGATGTCGATCTGCGCAGCCAAGCATTCGCGTTCCCCGTGCGGCAGGCAAGCCAGTTCCTGTCGAGCCGCCTCAATCTCTCCAGTGTGTTGACCGCGCTCCGTGTCGATGCTTACCGCCGAGCCATCTGGCCGGCGAATTGTGCGAATACCACGCGGTCCACGCTCAACGGCGTAACCGAGGCGCCGCCATAGCCCGTTGGGGCTTTCGAAGTGAGGTGTCATAGGACTCCAATTAATTTAGTTAAGCCTTCCTCAATCTGGTGCGGCAGTGGCAATTCTGGTTATGGTGGGGTATTACATGTGTCCGGCATGGAGCCGGGTAAAGGAGCTCTAAATGAGTCAGCAAGCACAAATTGATGCTCTCGAGCATCTGGTACTGACACTGATCAAAAAGAACCGTACCAGCCTGTCTACGGCTGAGCTTTTCGAAGATGCTCAGTCTTCAGTCATGAGCGAAAAGAATGCGAGCGGCCACGAAATCAAAACCGAAGCAAGCTCGTACCTAGAGCACCTGAAGACAATCTGGAAAGTTTAACTATTCATCCCGGCCAATTCGGAGTTCTTCTCGCCGATAAGCCAGCTCTAACTTCCGCGACACGTTTTCGCTGATCGTGATTTCGTGTCGTGGCGGGGCCAGCAGCGGAGCGGACTTTTGAGGCCCTAAAGCGTGAAGATGATGAATCATCAGCGTGATGGCCTCGCCCTGTTCCTCGATGCCGCTCCAGGCCATCAGCTCAGCTAGGGCCTGGCGGGTGCCAGCCATGCAATGCAGCCGGATTTCTTCCTCGCCGCGAGTCTTTCGCCTCGCCGCAGTCTTTGCCGATCGATCTTTCTGCGCGACAGCCATGGGATACCTCATCTATTCCGCTGGCCGGCAATGCCAGCCAGGTTTGTCGTTTGCGTTGTTGCACGCGGGCCATCCTGCGCATCAGTCAGATGCCGGGAAGTCGAGTGAGTAATCGGCGATCAGCCGACGGCAGAGCGTTTCGCTGATGCCGAGGTGCTTGCTGGCCTTATATCGCGTCATGCCGGCCGCTTTGCACTCCACCAATTGAGCGGCAAGGGCGGCTTTCTCGTCGCTACTGATCAGTCTTCCGCGCTTGGTCTTTGGTGCCTCGATGTTCCGATAGCCGTAGGCCGGCTTCGGGATTTGATCGACGCCGGGACTATCCTTGCCGAGGCCTGTTGGGATCAGCTGTGCCTGACCCCCGGATGAAAAAAAGGCAGCTTTCGCCGCCTCCAGTCCACTTTGCCGCTTTGCGGCTTCTTCGATTGCTTGGTCCATGTCAGGCACCTTTCGAGCGACTGTTGATGTTGATGTTGTGGATTTCGGCGAGCTCGCGCAGAACGGCCCGGGTGATGCCCAGGGCCGCGCAGATCTCCGCTTGTGATCGGGTGCCGGCCAAGGCCTTGATCTGGGCGACCATTGAGGCCCTATTCTGGCGGCGCGCTTCCATCGTCCTGGCGGTGCTGGTCGAGAACTCGACGCCATGCTCGAGGGCGATCCGATTCAGCGTGCGGGTTGAGCGGTGCAGCGCCTTTGATGCGGCGAAGACCCCCGCATCAGCGAACTGATGCAGGGCCTGGGCAATGGCTGGCTCAGTGGCCTTATGAGCGTCCCACCTCATGCGGCCGCCCTGACCAGCCTCACGCCGGCCATGCTGAAGGCTTGCCCCTGATCGGCGACCATCGCATCGAGCGCTTCCCAGTTGACGGTCAGCACGGAGATAGGCGCCTGCCCATAGGCCACGGCTTTGACCAGGTCCAGCAGATCGAATACTTCGGCCTGAAGGTTCACCGCCTGGTGCGCTGTCGCGGTCACCGACTTGGGTGTCGACTGTGCCACCGGTGCGGACTTGATCGGGGCCGGCGTCACAACTGGCGCAGGCACAGTGACAGGCTCGACCACCTGCTTCGCCTTGGCTTCGTCCTCGATCCTTTGCAGCTCTTCCTTGCGGATCTGCTCGCGCTGGGCTTCGGCCTTCTGTTCTTCGGCTTCCTGGTGCTCAGAAATCCGAACCTTGATCAGCGCGACCAGATCGTCGTTGGCCTTCATGACCAGTTGCTGGGCGTCGACGAACAGGAAGGCATGGTCGGCAGCCAGGGTGCGCAGGCTTTCGAGGTTCAGGCGAATGCCGTCGGCCATCTGGCTTGCGTCAATCTTCGCCCTAGCCAGTTCGGTATCAACGGCGTCCTGCAGGCTGGCGATGGTGCGCTTGTTCTTCATGGCGCCCGCGAAGTCGGCGGTCACCGTCGGCAGGGTCACTTTGCCCAGGGTCTTGTTGATGGCTGCGACGTGATCAGTCAGTGCCTGCTCGGCCTTCTGCTTGATGTTGGTCTTCACCAGAAGCTCCTGAGCCTTCACCAACTTGTCGACCTTCAGGCGAGTTTCCCGGGCGTGCTTGCTGATGCGGTCCAGCGAGCAGAAGAGTTCGTCGATGGTCTGGGTTTGTGACAGCGCCTGCTTCTTCGCTGCCGTGACTGCGTCTTCAACGTCTCCGCACCACTTCACCGCCTTTTTCGCGTCCGCGAAGTCCTGGTCGGTGGTCAGCGTGGTTTTCACTGAGTCGATGACCGCTAGGGCCGATTCCTCAAAAACTTTCAGGTTGCTGGCGGTAACCATGCCGGTTAGCTCAATGCGCAGCGCTGGCAGCTCGTCCGGGGCCTTGCCGACGACGATAGACGGGGCGTCCGCCACTTCGTGCCCGGCAAGATCCGCCTCGAACTGTTTCCACCCTTCGATCAATTGAGCCGCGCGACCGGCGACCGGGCGATATTCCATGCTGACGAAGTTTTCTGCGGTGCCGTCGGAGCAAACGAAAATCACGCGCTCGGCGCCGCTCACCAACAGCTGCTGCTCAAGCTGCCAGTAGTAGTGAGGGCCCAGGTCTTCAGCGCGCACCTGGGCGGCCAATGATTCGTTCCAGAGCTTGTGCTCGAACAGCGTCTCGCCGAGCATCGTCGCGCCGTCCATCGAGGCGAGTAGGTTGCCCTCGGTGCCCACGACAGGGTACAGCTCTTCGCCGATCATCACCTCAACCAGCGGTCTGGCCATCGCTTCCGTGGCGTGACCTTTGTCGAAGATGTACTGCTGCGACTGCGTGACTTCCGGCGCAATGCCGGTCTTCTTCAGCGTCAGCAGATCGGTGCGGGTCTGGTACTTCGAGGCGCCCATCATTGCCGGGGCTTCGGAGGCGGTGAAGTGCTGGCTGCGCAGGGCATGCCACTCGGCGGAGCCTTGAGCTACGTTGTGAATTTTCATGCTGCGTCTCCATCGAGGGCTTTAAGGTTGGTGATTTTTTCTTTCTGCGCATCGGTCAGCGTGTATTTGCTGCTGATGGTGGCGATCAGGTGCTCGGGGCTGGTGCGGTTGGCGTCAATCAGCGGCCGCCACTTGACCAGGTTCTCGGCGAGCAGGTCGTCCGAGTAGGCCGGCAGCGCTTCAGGATCCGGTTCCGGCTTTTGCTGCTGCGGGGTGACGTCGCGCGCCGGCTCTTCGAAGGACTTGCCTTCCATTTCGTCGGCGGTCGGGGCTGATCCGACTTCGGGGAAGGCTTTGCGCAGGGCCTGGGCCTCGGCGCACTTGGCGAGCTGGGCAAAGGCCCGGCGCTTCCACATGGCGTTCGGTGCGATGGTGTCTTTGCCGGAGGTTGCGTAGTTCTCCAGCCAGCGCTCGCTTGCGGTGAACTCGGCAACAAGTCCGTTCGACATCTGGCGCTTGACCGTCACCCGACACCATTCGGGATAGGTGACCTCGACTCCGGCCAGCTTGGTGGTAATCGATGGCCCGAACTCAGGGTCACTGATGCCGGCGTATTGCCCGGTGCGCGCCGCCTGAATGCGATAGAGGCCAATCCCCGGCATTACCACGTCGACCATACCGCGGCCTTTCTGGTAGACCGGAACGATGTGCACCGGCTTCAGCATTGGGTCCAGGTGCGCGGCCTGGCAGTAGGCCAAGACCATAACGACTGAGTTATGCGCGGCGCCCGGGTACAGGCTGCCACTCAAAACCTCGACAAGCGCTGCCTCAGACATGGCCGGCGCGTGGTCGACCTGTTTCATTACTGCGGACATGGGGAATCCTTGCCGCGATGCTCGCAGCGTTTGAAGGTGACGAATTATTGGGTGAGCTGGCCGGAGTAGGCGCTTGCCAGCATCCAGGCAGTGAAGAACAGGAGGGCGATGGCTGAGCCGCGCCAGGTGTGGATGCGCTTGGCGCGCTGGTAGGAGGTCATGGCCGAACCCTTACCGCGATCCGTCCGCCCTTCATAGTCGCCGCAAGGCGCTGCGGCAGGTTGGCGACCAGCTCTTCACGCTTGCGGCCGATCACCTCATTGAAGGGCAGGCCGAAACCGAGAATGGCGATGCGCCGCTCGATGTCTTCGAGCTGCTCATCGATCAGCGTTTTTACCGGTGCTGTACTCATGACAACTCCTTGCGCTTCCGGCTGATCTTCAGCAGACGAGCGCTGTAGTGGTGGAATTCTTCTACGGTGATCTGGCCGGCGGTGAAGAGCCTGACGAGAAGCCCGTCGGCGAGGCTGTCGTCGATGTCTCGGCTGCCGGGGTGCTCCAGCGCTTCGAGCGCTTGGTCGATGGTGATGTGCGGGCTCACAGATCGGCGTCCTCGGCCTGGGCGATCAGCGCATCGTCTACGAGCGGTTCGAGCAGGACTTCGGCAATTTCGCCCAGCTTGCCCAGTGGGTGGTCGCTGTTGCCGAGCAACTCAGCTACAGCCGTCTTATCAGCGTTTCCGGTCGTCGCCGTGATCAGCAGCCAGCCCAGCGCCGAGGTGTGCACCTCGCTGTCGGCTAGGCGGTTATTCACGTACTCATCCACTGCCAGGGCGAATTCCTCGGCGGTCACGCCTTGCTGAGGGCGCATGCGGCGCTGAAACGACACGCTGCAGCCCCGTAGGAGTTCTTCGGCGGCGTTGTGCAACCACTCTGCCCGAGCATCATCGTGCGGGCTGTGGCTCACTGGAGGCGGCTTGCGGTGGTGTCGAGGCAGATAACTATGCGTGGTGTTCATGATCGCCTCCAGGGGCGAGGTGGCGTAGGCGAGGGCCGCCCATCCGTTTTAAACATATTGACCGTGGGGCCATTCCGGGTGATCCATCGGGCTTTAACCGGTGGTCGTCCAACAAAATTCGGCTGCACTCATCCATTCCGCTGGTTGCCGTTGGGCGCGGAGGGGAGTGCATGCGGGTGATGTCGGGAGATAGTTGCCCAGGCCCGCTACTGGCGACGGCCTGGGTGTGCAGCATCAGCAATGTGCGATGTCATTCGGTTGGGCCTACCGGTCCCCGGTTGATGCGCGGTCACATCCTCGGCCCTGCTGTCCGCTGCCTGTCAAGTGTTGGGCGCAGCCTTCAGGCTTGCTGCGCCACGCAGGTGAATCGCTTACTGCTGCATGGCTGCCAATCCTCCGTGCTGTCTGGCTGTGGGAATGCAGGGGGCCGCATTGCGCGGTGCAGAATCGTCCGCATCGGTTGATACCGCTGGAAAGAAATTTCCAGATGGGTGCAATTTGTTTCCGAACTGTTTGCGTCCCTGCTCACCCAGTAAGTGGGCAGGAAGTGGCACCTATTGAAGCTGCATTGGAATGTCGGTCCTGACCAAGATGCCTAACTACGTCCGCCCGTTCGCATACAAACAGTTGGCCTGGATCAGCTTTTTTCATGGGGCGCCGACATTCCGACGCAGCCTCTTTCGAGGCGTCGGGCAGTTATCGTCAGGCTGACGTGGCGCTGGTTGGTCTTACCCGTGCGTGATGGATAGATCACTGATCACGCAAATCGAAGCGTCCTCAGGATCGGTCGTTTCGGTGTAATCAATCTGGTTGTACACGCCACCGTGGAAGGCGAGCGTTTTCGTGTCCCAGGTGCTGTCGAGGCGCATTATCGCGGAAGTAGATTTGACGCCGTTACAACTCGCCGATACAGAAACGGCGCCTGTGGAGTTGGCGTGAATGTTGATCTTGAAGAGTGCGCCAAGCGGCACATTCTCCAGCACCGTCGAATTAACGGGATCGTCTTGCAGGTAGCTCGACCGGAATCCCATGGTGATTTTGCCTTTGTTCCAAAACACCTTTACCGGTGGGCGTTCAGAACCTTGCACATGAATTTGGCCGATCACGACCTTCTGCAACGAATTGACCTTCGTCAGTCGCATTTCTTGACGGCACCAATGGTCTGCGGCACTGGCAAACGGCCAATAGCCAGGCTCTTTCCATTCACAACGAGTTCGATGGACGCTTTTACTGGAGGCGCCAAGGGTGGGCGCCGTCATCTGCAGCGATCCGTCGGGAAGCATCGAAATGACGCTTGGGCATTCGATCAATGCTCGCCAGCCGATCAGGTCGAGGGAGATAGGGTTCGTGTCTGAAATTGGAAGCGGGGTGGCGATGGTGAAGTTGCTGATATCCACAGTCATTGTCGATTCCTTATTGCCCGTTGATTTCCCGTCTGGCCCTGTCGCCAAGGACAGCCAGTGAAATCGTCAAGTTGAGAGCGTCGCTTGCTGTGCACGAAGTTCAATCACCGCCTCAGATGGCGTGCAGCCATCTGCGTACAAGTCGAACAAATCACTTTCATCGTCCGAGCCGTCAGCAACGTAATGGCCGAGCAGCCTTCCTGCCCTGTCGGCCCATTTGCGGAAACTCAGAACTTGCGCATCTTCGCGGCACTCATCAGCCGCCATGGTTGCCATGTTGAACATCGTCTTGCCCTCGGTTGGTTTCCCAATGCACCCGGGTAACCAGGTGCATCAGTGAAATGTTCCGTTCCTGCTGGCTCTGCTTATCGGGTCATTCACGCGGTTCGAGCCTTTCGCTCTAGTCAGCCGTCGAGGTGGTCCTCGCGTTGGTAGCCTTTCGGGGCTATCTGATCTCCGGTCGCCGTAGAGGCAGTGCCGTCTTTGTTCGTATTGCGCTGATTGTTAAAGAGCGGTCAGGCCCTTTGAGGCCCTTCGCAGTGGCGGTCCCTTTCGGGGGACTCGGTTGCGATGGGGTGAATATGTACTAATGGTTCACAGTGGTCAAGTACCAAAAGTACATATTTCTTTGGGCAGTACACAGATGGTGAAAATACCGTTAATGCTTTTTTACGGATTTACCGCGAGGAATGGCTTCGCTATAGTTCGCAGTGTACTGGATGTATATACAGCAATAAGGGGATGAAATGGCTAAGCCTAAGAAGCAGGAAAAGCCCGCTGAGCGTCGTGAGATGAGCGGAATTGAAAGGCTTGGCCTCCGCGTCTCATCGATGATCAATCACCCGGTTGCGCAGGTTCAGCGCTGGGTAACGATCCATCGTTTGGATACGGACGGAGACAGGGAGTGGGAGGAGGTGATGGGATTGTTGTCGGAGACCGACGGCATAGACATGACATTCAACGACGACGAGTCGGTGACGCTGAAGTGGGAAGCGAGTGCCGAAGAAGACCGAGCTGTAGAAGTGTCGGAGCCAGAAGAAGAGTCAGCGCCTTTCTGATTGGCGAAACAGCCCGCTTGGTTGCGGGCTGTTGCTGCAGCTGTCAGTGCGCTGCCATACGTCGCCAGCCCTGAACGCTAATTTCGCATGTGCCTCTACCGAGGTAGTCGAGAGAGGATGCACACATGTTTGACGATCGAAAAAAGCAGGCACTGACAGATTGGCTGAAGCTGCTAGCTCAGCCAGAGGTTCGCATGGACGCAGAAGAGCAATATGACGCGCTGCTCAAGATGGCGGATACGATGGAGCAGGAGGGGCTGATAACCGGAACAGAATGGCGACAAATGATCAGAGATGCAGGGGTAGTCTTTGCTCAAGCGAGAGAAGGACTTGAGGGCGGGACATAGAGTGGGCAAAACAAAGTCCGCATGGGCATTCCGCTAAAGAATGACAAGGAGCTGCGCGTAGCCAATGACAGATACCGTGAAAATTTTTTGACGTCATAAACGAAGAAGCCCGGCACTAGGCCGGGCATGCATTTCAAATGCTTATCGATTGTTGATCAGTTATCTCTTTCACATGCTTGATGTCTTGAGCAAACATCAGTCGTGGTCGGCCGGCGTCATCACATTCGTAGTCACCAGAAACGGAAATTAGATTGCCAAGAATTTTCTGACCTAGTTCGCTAGAAACGCCAGGCATTACGCATCGCAGTGTGCCGAAGCCTTTAATATTTTTTAGGTGGAAGCGACCGGAATCCAGGTCTACTTCGCGTACCTCACCGACAAACGATCCAAAACGCTTTTTCAGTGAGATCGGTTTACGAAGAGCTTCTCTCAAAACAATGCGTTCCCGGGTCGTTAACTCACCCTGTCCAGCCTCAGGAGATGAAATATCGAGGGTATGAATCCCGGCTTTACCAGTCGGCGACAGACGAAACACTGCTTCGAGGCTCGCATCTCTCATTGCAGGATCCGGGATCAACTCGGCAATTCCATAGCTGAGGGATTCGTCCTCTATGAAATCAGGAATTGTTGGCAGCTGTCGGATCGCATGTTTCAACGAACGATAAATCGCTTCAGGTTCCGTGCTTCCCAAAATCGAAGGAATCGGGGCAACGAAAAAGCCCGCATAAATGCTCCCGGGTGCAAAGCCGGAAAATCGCAGATCCAAGTTTTTCGATAAACGCTTTGCATCCATATCCGAAAGATTGAAAATTGCTTTCGCAAGAAGCTTTATCTGCTTTTCAGCAGAGGTGCATAGCCAATTGAATGCGTGCAATCCAGGATTGTTGGTTGCTGTCGAGGGGCCTTCCGCATGGAAAACCAGGTCGGAGGTGTCGCGGATATGGGCTAGCGGCATTTCTTCCAGATAAAGTTCTTCAAGCTTGTACTGAAAAAGCTCAATTACACCCGAAAGGCTGACACCACTTGAAGCCTCAGACATTTTCGCTGCCGCGATTTGATTCTGAAAAGCTGATGCCCGCTTATGGACCTGCTCAACCCACGTCACCATGGTGTCACCTCAATTATTCCTCTCCGATCCTTCTCATTTAGACCCTTTTTTGCAGCTGATTTTGGGCCAACATACTGGAAAAAATCGTAAAAATTTGGCTGCCCTGCCAAGTCGAAGGTAACGTAAAAATCAGCCCCGTATTCTTTCTTTATACGAAGGTGCTCAGACTTCGTTCCTATCGCACACAGTGACGCACGATTGGCAATTTCTGCATTTGGTAGGTAGATAGACGTCTCGATGTCGCCTGGCATTACCTTATCAGATAAAAAGCTTCCAGCGACGATCAAGGGGAGACCATCACCGACCAACCTGAGCTCAGACTCTATAAATCGTTGGAAATTTTTCATAAGGGATCGACGATGGCCTGTGATGCAAAACATAGCCTTGATGTCATCCCATGATGCTTGATGGCAACCAGCAGGCAGGAAGCCTCGGTCATCAAGTTGTGGTAAAGGCAAAGCACATCTCCTTGCTTCTAATTTCTTCCATGCGCCTCGCTCAGGATTTCAGTACGCATGCGCCTATAAGTGACCGCCCGGTCAGACATTCCGGTCCACGCATTGGTGCTACACCAAGTGAGCATTCCACACCAGCAGCACCCTAGCTTGAATGTAGGTTTCATCCGCCCTGATCGTTTGCGGTGGGTGTCTATCGTTATCGGAAATCATCTTGATCTGATCGTCACCAATCCACTGAAGGCGCTTGATGTAGAGATGACCTTCCCAAGAGAACATGTAGATCCCGTCCCCGATGAACTCGCGAATGCTGATATCGACCAACAACGGGTCGCGGTGTTTGATCGTGGGCGCCATCGACTGCCCCCAACCGGTCACCATTTTGAGATGGAAGTGCTCTTTGAACTCGACGCCCATCTCGCGAAGGTGCTGTGGGCTGACTCTCACGTCCTGGAGCAGCTCCGGATAGTCATGGGGGATCTGGCCGCCACCCATAGCGGCGCGGACGTCGTAATGCGCGATCCATACCTCGTCACCGACGACACCAGGTCGGTAATAGTCGACCTCAAGAATGCCTCCGCCACCATCGGCTTCAGCGACTGCGAGCAATCGCCTCCGAGCATCCTCGGTCAGTCCTTTCCCATGATGGGCAAGCATGTTCCGCACTACATCGGCTGCCGATAGGGGATGTTCGCCGGTGACTCCGCCCTCATCTTTGACGGGTTTTGGCATGCCGGGCTCTTCGCCCGAGCCGTGCTGAAGCCACTCGATCTTCACCCCAAGCGCGTCCGCAATAGCGCTCATCTTGGCAGGCCCTGGCATGGACTCACCGTTCAGCCATTTGCTCGTTGCTTTAGGCGTGACCTTGGCAATTTCTGCCAGCCGAGCGCCTGCGCCCCACTGGTCTATGCCGCGAGCTGATAAAGCCTTCTTAAGGCGCGTCACGAAAGCCGCGCGAATTTCATCGATGTGAACCATGGGTTCATTTACGCACGGGCTTGCATGTACTTTCAGTTCCGACATAATATGTACTGTAAGTTCATAATTTACTCCGGAGGCCTTATGCGGCCGCTCAAGAAATCAATAGATGACGCTGGTGGAGTGCCGGTGGTGGCACTGGCCTGCGAAAAGTCACCTCGAGCCGTTTACAAGTGGCTCACCGCTGACTGTTTGCCGCGCACCGAATACACCGGAGAGACCCGCTATGCAGAGCGGATTGCCGCTTTAGCCGCCGCCAATGGGAAGCCGTTTGAGCCATCTTGGTTGCTCTCGGAAGCACACCCGAAAAAAGCCGCCGCCTAACTTTTCCAATCGCAAGGAGCAAGACCCGCATGTACGCCAATCCCAAGCACCTACATGACCGAGAGATCAAGGTCCGGGTTGATGAGGACACGTTCGAGTTAATCCAGGCCCTGGCCAAATTTCACCGAACTCAGCGAGCGGTTTTATGCCGCGAGCTTCTGGAAGCGCAGCTCGCTGCATTGGCTTCGGAGAATACCGACGAACACCAAGTGGCTTGAAGGCCTAAAGGAGGCCCCATGCCTATCGAACAGGTCCAGTTGGGTCAGCGAGAGATGGAGCAGC